TATTAAATGCCTAAAAGGCTGTCCATGAAATGAACATTAAGTCGCACAACCGCTAATCGGCCTGCTACTGTTTTATCTACCGAACCACTTGCTGTAGAAGCTTGATCATCAAATGCTATAACTTTAGCGTTTAATGTAGCTGTAACAGCAGTTGTTGATACATCAAGTTCTCCTAATGAAAAACCACTGGTATCATTTCCAGTAACCATTGTTGCGAAGTTCATGTTACTGAATCTATCCGCATCAGGAAGTGGACCATCTGCATTAATTACAAATAGTGCGTCGGGGTTATCTGCTATGAAAGCAGTTGCTTCTGTTTGGGCTTTAATCGCCGCATAACCAGGGAAGTGAGCAGACCATGCTGGAGTTCCGTCAAGAGCTGTATATTTACAACCCATAAAAACACCTAGCAAAGGAACTGTGCCACCATTTGCGTTACCAACTATATCAATTAAACCTGTAGCGTTTGGTTCTACAGCAGATCCTGTCCAGATCTTACTAGTAGTACCATCACTCATGCCCTCGATATTTATAGGATACGCATTTACACCTTGGTTATTATAATTTGAGCCTGATCTTTCGTATGGACGTAGACCGAAAGCTGCATCTATATTAGCCATGTATGTCTCCTTTAGACAATGTTGGTAGAGACATAGATCTTAACCATTAAGATTTTTTGTTTCCACCAAATTCTACCCGAGACTGCCTTTCTTGCGAAATTGGCATGGAGGGGTGCTCTTCCCTCATAAGATCTGATTCCACTGATTTTTTCTGATCGTTAGTTATTCCACGAAAATAAGCATCCCTATCTTCTTTAACTTCAATCGGACATCGCATTAACATTAGACCACCAACAGCAATAATACCTTTATATTTACCATCTGTCATAGCTGGTAAATCAAGTCTATCGGGATATTCATCTGCTCTCACAGGTTCATATCCAGATCTAAGTCTAGAAGTCACATTCTTTTCATCCTGTGTTCCTCTAAATTCAAATCTCACCCACCGATGGTGAAAACCTTCTGGTGGATCTGGTGCTTCTAAATTAGATGGTGGAACCCAACCTCTTTTACGAGTTTTTATTTCACGGGTTTCTAATTTGCGTGAGGTTTTTTGTTTACTTATTTCAGTCATATTACGCCTCCTTCACGTGTTTTGCGTACTCTTCGAGCGGCACACCCAGTCTTTTTGATATAGCTACCTGTGAAGGTGTGAGTCTCACAGTGCGGCGCCCAGAGGACGATGTTCTTACTGCCGAAGCAACTTTTTGAGTCGGCCGTATCTTCTCCTCAAATTTATGAGGAAACTCTTTTCGTATACGTATGTCTATCTCTTTATAATACTGATCGTCTCTAGGATCAACACCCTTTTGCACTAATTCCGTATGAATATCGTATGCAGTGTAAGTCATAGCGTTATCTGTTCCAAACCAGTCATTTTTTTGAGCCCAAGCTTCTGCTTTAGGATCTTTAGGGGCTTGTTGTTGAGGTTGTTGGTTAATAGCATCATTTACTTCTACTGGTTGCTCATTTGCAGCTTCCGTTTTACGGCGAATTGCTTTAGCTTTTGATACTTTTAACCTTTCATCTTCAATAGTTAGTCTAGATATTTCTTGTTGAGCAGCCACTTGTTTTTCTGCATCGTTTGCATTAATAGCGGCTTCCATTGCTCTCTTAGCAAATTCTTTTTGACTAACAAGTGATTTTTCTCTGTCCACCAACATGTGTTCATTTTGAACCATATTAGATGACTTTAACTTATCAGATTCTGTTTTGACTTGTTTTGCGTAATTTATAGCGGCTTCTTCACGACGTTCTGCCTCACGCATTTTTTTAGTAAGTTTATCAATTCTTTTTTTAACACCAGCACTATACTCTTCTAATTCTTCTTCTTTAGTTTCTATAGGTACTGTTTCTTCTTCCTGTATTTCTACAATAGGGGTGTCATCGGATACTTCTTCTTGTACAGGAGAAATATTCTCTTCTTTTAATTCTATATCTACACTTTCTCCCGAAGTATCAATAGGAACTAATTTTTCTGACTTTTTAGTTTCAACTTGTTGCATAGAATTCTCCATGTTAGATTAAATTAGCTGGCAAAATGTCTCTTGGATCTTCGACAACTGCCAGTACTTCGTCATCGTTGATTATTCTTAGTTCACCACCATCAATGCTCAGTCTAGAACCTGCATATTTTGCAATAATGATCCAATCATCTTTTTTACACCAAGCGCCATTTGGAAATTTATCTTTATCCATATAAGCATCAGGACCTACCGCTATTACTTTGCAAACATTAGTCGCTACGGACGCTTGTTCAACAACGGAATCCAAAAGATGAACGCCACCTGCTGTTTTTGATTCTAATTTTAAAGGAAATAAAACAAGACGATATCCTGTTGGTTTAGGTACTTTTTCTATGTCTTTCTTAATTTTTTCTTTTTTATTACCATCCCAAATATGTTTTGGCATAATAAGTTTACTTGCGGCCTTGGTCATTCTAGCTCCTGTTTTTTTAGCAGGTCCGTGAGTTCCTGTACTTCTTGTTTTAAAGCATCTAACTTACCTGTCAAATACTTATACTCGTCCCAATTGTGGGCGCCCTGCAGTATAGCTTGTTCTACCGCCTTTTGTCTACCAATTAATTCTTTTTTGTAATATGTAAAGAAATTTTCTAAACGCATAATCCCATTATTCTTGAAAGCTCTTGGCAACGTTTTGGTGTTTGCTTATTCCATCTTGAGTCTAACATTTCTAAACTTGCAGTTTTGTAATCACGTTCTTCAAGTGCCAAAAGCATTTTAACAAACTTTTTTGTACCACTTTTTCCTAATTGAAAACACATTTCAATAATACAATCTTTAGCGGCAATATGTAATTCAGAAATATGACCTACAAGTTCATTTGTTTCTTTTTCTGCTTTAGCTAAATCTTGCTTAAATAATTCTACTAATTGAGCTTTAGGGTATGTTATTCCTGGTTCAAAATCATCATTCTCTGTAATTAGATGGCCGTAGCCAATTGTGGCAAAGCCAAGATGATCATCATATCTCTCTTGAGAAAATCCTTCGTGATCTTTAATTCTTTTTTCTATTATTTCCGAAGCCATTAAATAAATATTTTTGTTTTCTGTCTTTTTTCTGGTAACATTCTCGTAAAACCTCTTGGTTCGACCATCATATAACCTCCTTTATTCTTTTTTACAATCTTATTCCCATGTTCACCTGCCCATTTTTTAGCCATTTCTGGTTTATTTGCATAAAGAAAGGCTCTCTGTTTTTTAGAGCGAAAAGGCATTAAACTTTTTTAGTTTTAGGTTTAAAGGCTGTTTTAGCTGATTGTTTTAAAGCTTTGTCGGTTACACTGCCTTTTCCTGGTTTACTGGTTCCGTCTTTTTTGGCTTTATTCATGTTGTAATACAAACCTTTTTTAACGGTTCTTCCATCTTTTGTTACATGAGTTCCTTTTTTGGCTCTAATAACAGAACCTTCTCTTGAACCTTTTGCTGGTGGTCCTGAAATAGTAGATCCTTGTCCAGAACTTTTTGCTTTAGCTCCTCTAATAACGGATGCTTGTCCAGAGCTTTTAACCATTTTTCTAGCTGTCATTTATTTAGCTATTCCCATACCACGTTTAGCAATTCCGCCACCTCTGCGTTTAATTGCTCCGCCTTTTTTTCTCATCATTGGTGTATTGGGATTGTATCCTGTAACACTTTCAACAGTTGGATCTGGAGAACGTCCCATTGGATTCATTCCTCCGCCCATAGTTCCACCCATGTTTTTCTTTACTACTTTTTTAGCTGTTTTCTTTTTACCCATCATAATAATCTCCTATTTTGTTAAGCCTTTGCTTTTTTCGAAGGACCTGAGTCCAGCGACGCCGAGCATTGAAGTGACAATTGCTAGTAAAGGCCCAGTTTGAATTTCTGGAGCCGTTAAGTTTAATCCTGCAAATTTACTATACCATTCTACCGCAGGAGATAGGATGAATTCGAAAGCGAGGGCAAAGCCTCCACACCAACCAATAAAGGGCCGCCACCCGCTCACAAATATGGAGCGGTGACCTGCCTCTTTTACATTTACATCCAATTGCTTTTCAGCAAGTTTTTGTTGGATGCGTTGCATTAAAATCTTTTTGTCTAATTTCTCTTCTTCTGAGGTATGGATTGAATCGATCACGGAAGCGACTTGTTTTAAGGCACCATCTTTGCCACCTAGTAAACTACCAATGATCTTTAACATTTATACAGCTCCTGAAATTTTTCCTAGAACTATAATTACTACGAGAGCAACGATACCAGCTTTAATCCAGTCTTTCATTCCCCATTCGCTCCATTCTTTAATGTGAGCCCATATATCTTTTGCAAGTTTCATAAAACCTCCTTTTAAAGAAGTTAATCTACAGTATTTTACGATTAAAATATACCCTTGAATGGTACTTTTTTAATTTGTACTTTACTTCTTTGTCCTTTTGGACCTTCACCTAAGTTTTGTGTTACTTTTGGCCCTTCAGCACTAGCTGTGTATACATCAACAATTTTTTGCTCATTTACAAATTTCCCTGCATAAGGGTTCATATCTGTTGAAACAGTCATTTTTGCATTAGCGTACTTTGAGCCGTTAATATATTTTGGTTTTGGGTTATTTAGCGCCATGTTTTTTCTCCTAATGTATTGTTGGTTTTATTACTTGAATAAAATCACTAGTATTATAATCTATAATAGATTCTGCTTCTGCATTTGATAAATTATCAAAATAAAGAATTCTTGCAACTCCCATCATAGCTCCAGCTAAAAGTATACTATCTTCAGAAGTTTTGGAAGTCTTTTCTGCCATTATTAACAACTTTTCAAAATATTTTTGCAGTTGTAACTCTACTGGAGAATATTTAGTTGTCAAAACGGACATTTTTATTAACATCTACTGTTTTAGGAGTTTTCTGTTTACTAAGATTAACATTAGCTCTTAATTGAGCTATATCTTCTTGAGAATCTATTCTATCTTGCGCTATAGAGGCTGTTTGGTCTAATCTTTCTTGATCAATACCTAGTCTACCTTGATCCATAGCTGATTTTCTTTGTAGATCTTGTGCTTTTATATTTATTTCTTGCTGTTTAAGAGCAACCAACGGATCGTCGCCCATTTCTTCAATAACTTCTTGTTCTTCTGTTACCATCTCTTCTGTCATAAGAGCAAT